TTGGGGGTATCTGTAGTTTTGCTTCAGCTAACCCAGCGTTAGTACACGATCAATTTATCGCCCCAGGTGCCGTGTCTTCTCAATTATTACAAAGTCCCTATAAACCTTTGAGTTATATGAGACTACCTTCTCAGACTGATAGCTTTGAGAGTTTGTTGTATAGGAAGTCTGGGTTCACTATAGATACTTGGGTACACGTTCCTACGTTGGCTAGTTCAACGGGAGATGGCGAGACTCCCCTGGGTTGGGATAACACTGTAGGAGCTTCTTCTCTTCATAGAATAATTTTGGGGAATGAAAATAGGGGAGGGGATTATACTGTAACGGACATAGAAAGATTAGAGATATTTCAAGATTTAAATTCTGTGAAAGGTTTACTCATGGGATTTACAAGGGATAGGAGATTTACAAAAAATCTCCTTCCTTCTAATCTTCCTGTGGACAATCCCGTGGATGAGGATCTAAAATTTTATTTAGCTCCTACCAGATCGGTTAACACAAGCTCTGTAACTTTTATCCCGAGAGCTTCCCTTAATTGTTGTACAGTATTCGATACCCTAGATAGCCTGGATAATCCCAATGGATACAGATATTTGGGCGCGATTCTTCCAGTAAGTGCAGGCACTGAAGGAAATAAGATTCGAGATTGCTCCTCCACTTTCCAGCATATAGTGGTAACCGCTAATCCTAAAGACGAAGGAACTGTAAAAATTTATTGTAATGGAAAACTGTTACTTAGCCAGGGTTATATTGATACTTTTGGTTTTGAGGATTCCCCTAATATTCCTTCTCCTGTGGATTCTAGTAGTTTTTATTATAAGACTGTATACCCAGATTTACCTACGAAAAAGCCACAATTTGTAGTTTCAGGTATATCTAGAAATGATTTTTGGCATTGGGACCAGCCTTCCAATGGGAGATATACTCCTTGGATAGTAGGGGGAGGGTATACAGACGGGATGACGAATGTAGAATTTGGTCAACCCTATTGGTCTAGCGATAAGATGAACTTCTTGGGAACCGACGATGGTGGATTGAGAAGTGGGCTCCAAGGATTCCTTGGAAGTTTTAAACTATATAAGAGAGACTTAACGTCGGACGAAGTATTGCAAAATTATAATACCCAGCGAGGGTTTTTCAAAAACATTGAGACCTAACTAATGGCTTTACCTACCAATACAGAAATATTTGGAGTTATCCCTGGCAAAGCTAGTCTTGTGAATGCGAAGTCTAAATCTAAATTTGTTAAAGGAATTTCATATCCGTTAGGAAAGTTATTACATAAAAGACCTTTAAAGAATTTGGGGAGTGTTAAAGAAGTAGATTACTTTTCTCAGTCTTCAGATTTAGAACTTATAAAAGGAATGGTACGACAACTCTTATTAACAAGAAAAGGGGAACGAGTAATGAACCCTTCTTTTGGTCTTAAGTTAGATCAATTTGTATTTGAGCCGTTAGATATTACAACTTTTGAAATTATAAAATCTGACATCATTAATCAAATACAGGGGTTTATCCCTTTTTTGGAAGTAACAAAAGTAAATGCATTTGCGAGTGAACAAATAGGGGGGAATACTCTTTTTGTTAGATTGGGATTAAGGGTTAAAAATATTAGTACATTAGCTCCGTTTGAAGTAGAGGTAAAATTATAATGAGTTTTTCGGGCACAGTAGAATCTGATTTTATTAAATTTTCAAAAATTCCAGAGAACAGGAAACCTACCTTTGTCAATTTTGCGGCTACAGATTTTGAATCTCTTAAAGCAGGATTGGTGGAGTATATCAAGGCTGTTTACCCTCAAGATTTTAATAATTTTTATTCTTCTGAATTGGGGATGATGCTGGTAGAGTTGGTATCTTATATGGGAGCAGTTACCTCTTTCAAGACGGATGCTTTAGCGAATGAATGTTTTATTAGAACTGTTAAAACTAGAAATAATTTAATAAAGCTTCTTGAACTAATAGGAGTATCTTTGCGGGGTCCTGCGTCTGCTTCTTCTCGTGGCAGGATAAATTGGGAGGAGGGGGTGGTTGCTGGTGAACCTCCTCCACAAAACTTTTCTTTTACTGCACCCAACCGTACAGTTTCTGTAACTTCTCCTGAGGATGGTGCGCCCATATCTTATACTCTCTATCGCTTGGATTCAAATGACACTATAGAAAATATAGCCAACGAAGCAGATAGTTTAGATTTTTCTCAATCTGACGCAGACCCAGGCAGCAATAACAAAATTTATTCAAATATGGCACTCGTAGAAGGGGCATATATAGTGGAAACAGGTATTTTTGGTGCCTCTGAGAGAACTAAAACTATACCGTTAAGCCAGAACCCTGTAATAGAGAAAAGCGTAAACGTTTATATAGGGAACGCAGGAGGACCTCCCTCAAATGCTACAGGAACCTACTTGGGAGTAGACAAACTTTTTTCTGCCTCCGGTCCCACGGATAATGTTTTTGAAGTAGTTTATGATGATGATTTTAATGCTACTGTAGTTTTCGGGGACGGTGCTCTTTCTCAAAATCCACCCGCCAATATTGGTTATACTGTTACGTATAGAGTAGGAGGAGGATCTCGTGGTAACTTGCTTAAAGAAGCTATTAATGTTGTAGTGCTAGATGGAGCGGGTAAGAGGTGGAGATTAGAAAATATAACTCCCATGACGGGAGGTAGAGATGCTGAAACTTTTAGTGAAGCAAAAAGATATGCTCCTTATACTTTTAAGACGCAAAATAGGTTAGTAACTTTACAAGACTATTCAGCTTTTGTCAATAGATTTCAAAGTACCACAGGTAACTACGCAAAAGGAATGGCTCTAACACGAGACGCTTACTCCTCAGGAAATATAATAGACCTCTTTATTTTAGAGAAAGCTACTTCATTGCAATTCCAAAAAGCTTCTCCAACGTACAAAAAAGAATTATTAGAGGCTATTCAGGATAAAAAAATGATAACAGATCAAGTGGTAGTAAATGACGGTCTTATACGAACTATTGATTTGGTGGTAACCTTGAAAGTAGATCGGGCTTATAAAGAGATATCCGAAGATATTAAACTCAGTGTAGGCTCTATTATAACTTCTTTCTTTGAAGTAGGAGAAGCAGAATTTGGAAATGATTTCAGTAAAGTTGATTTAGAAAGGGCTATATTTAATTTGCCCCAAATTAGGTTCGCCACTATAGATAATATTCCCGCCATAGTTTCATTAGATCCCAATGAAATACTTCAACTTAATAACTTTGAGTTACAGTTAGTGTTCGTCTAATGTCAAAGAGAAAAATAACTGATCTAGTTACCAAGATCCCAGGGGAGATTAAACGGACTCCCCAACCTGGAGGGAGTATAAGTAAGAGGCAGAATAAGCAAAAATATTTTCAGCCAAATTATTTAGAAGTATTAAAAATAATAACTCCCGATGTATACTGGGAAGATGATATTGCACTAAGCGGGACGGAGACCTCTCCATTAGATGAGCTAATCCAATCCAATATTTTAGCAGCTACTTTAGCAGGTGTGGTAAATGCGTCTTCTTTACCTAATGTAGATTACCTCCGAAATCTTAATTCTATTCAGGGTATTTCTCAATTCTTTATAAAACAAAATAATTTAACCTGGATAACTGCTCAAGATTTTGAGAATAAAATTTTATACCCCTTAAGTAAATCGTTTGATGATTTTACGAGTAGTGCAGATTTCATATCCTATATCTCTGGGACTTTTCTTCCTTCTATAGTTTTAGCAGATGCCGCTGATCAGGCAGGTTATGGTCCAAATAATTTTGGAGTAGCTACAGATTTAGCCGCTAAGACTAATTATGCTTTTGCCCCTGATGCCTCCGGTACCCATAAGTATTTAATAGATACTTTATCTTGGTTATATCTTCTTAATAGAACTGACCCTGTGGACGCAGGGATACCTGGGATTACCCCTATCCCAGCCAATTACGCTACCTCCAATGAGGTAGCACAGCTTTTAACCGAGAAATTATGGAATAACAAAGTTATCACTTTAGAAGATTGTATGAAACTCCTTCAAAGATCTCTTTGGAGTAATTGGAATTATTTCAAGCTTTTTGATGAGAGAATAGTTCCTGAAAAATATAGACCTTATTGGAGCATGGGTGAGAACACGACAGAATACACTAGTGGAACTCAATTAAGAGATAGATTGGAAACATTAGGCGGCATTGTGTATTCGGATAACTATTTTAATGATAAAGATACCCTTGTTAAAGATGCCTTTACTGATTTTTTGGATGTTCTGGGAGAGCATTTGCCTCCTCTTGGTTTCTATGGGGCTATTGGAGGATATAATCAGGGAATCCACCCTGAGGCTATTGCCGCTGCCACGCGAACTTTCAGGGTAGAGAAAGAGGGGGCGGGACCTTTCACTAGGTTTATGAAAGGGTTGTCCTTTTCCCTAGCAGATAGAAGTGGAGAAGCCAAAGAAATAGGAACCCTGGTTGATATAGATGAATGCCCCGACAAGTTCCTTCCTTATTTAGCTGATTTACTTGGGTGGACGCTCATTGGTCCCGACCCTACACGACACAGAAACCAGCTTAGGCAGGCTGTATCAGTTTATAAGGCAAAAGGAACGAAGAAATCTATCCAGACCGTGGTAGACACTGTGTTTGGGTCTCCTTCTGCTTTCAACGTAACGTCGGGGAGCCTTTTTGAGTTATGGGAATCTTACATCCCTAACTTAATGTTTTATTCCTTAATAACTAGTTCTATTCTTACGGAAAAAGGGGTTGAATCTTTTCCCAAGGATATGGCAGATAAATTAGGCTTAGATATTTACTCCCAAGATTTGGATACTCTCTGTAAAATAGCAGTTGATCGTATTATGTGGGAGCTTGTAAATGAGTTCCCTAATTGTTTCTTGTTTGGAGGTAATCCTTTCCCCAGACCAATGTTCTTCCTCTCCACTGATCCTGATAGGGAATGGACTGGAACTTGGTTCCAGCACACCGATGGCAACTATTATACAGGACTAGAATATAATGTTGCTGTTTCAGTAAGGCTTATAATTAAATTTAATCCTAACTTTTTATTCTACTACCGAGGAAGAGAGATGCCAATTCCTCCTTGGGAAGAAATAAAATATTATAAAGAATCCACAGTAACCCCCGCTTTAATTCAATCTATTAAAACTAAATTATCTTGCTTTGGGGTAGATTCTGATTATCTAGATGCACTCACTTGTTATATAGAAACGTATACTACAGGGTTTGATGGAGCTAGGCCATCTATTTTGTCTGCCTCTTCCGTAGAACCGTATCCTCAAGATCTTTATTTTTCTACTAATTCATTTTTGTTCTTTACTGTAAACGAAAAGTCTGCCCCTAATTACAACCAAATTATAAGATCTCTTAGACCCGTGGGAAGTGAGTTAATAAAATATCTTCCTTACTGGAGTGGCAAATCGTCGCATTTTAAAATTATACTGGGTGCCTCATCTTTTGATTTTACATCTCGAAATTTAGATGCGAGTTCCAAATATGCTCTTACTAATATAGGAACGCTCGTAGACTACGTAGCTCCTGCTCATGCTATCCCTGATATATCATTACATGTTTCTTCTGTAACAGATCCAGCACTACAACTGAGTTCTACTGAGTGTCCTCAAATAGAAATGGGAATGAGCGGTATTGTTTCTTCCACCTCTGCTGCCATTATAGCAGGGTATGCTGTTAGCACCGTAAATCCCCGTGTTGTTTTAACTGGACCCGCAATATCGAAGTGGCCTGGAGGGAAGGTCTTTAAGAGAAATCAAACTACCAGCCTGAGTGCTGCATTGTTTGGTTCGGGAGTATCAGCTACTGACAATTTCTTCTCAGGCGCACCTCGAAATATCCTCAGGCGCAGAAGTTATAAGGATCTTATAGATGGTAACACTCTAGACTTAAGAGATGGTGTAGGGGCAGCAGGATATAATTTTGCTTGGAAACCTACGCAGCTTCCTTTGTTTTACTCTTCTGTGGGAGGATTTGACGGAGCCCGCTTATTAACGTCAGGAGCATTTTCTTTAGGGTTTGATCCTGCTACTTTATCCTTTACCCCCGTCGCTCTTTTACATGATCCTGGTGGGTTCGGATATTTAATTGATAGATCAAATTTAAATCCTGTGTGGAAATCCTGCGAAGGGTATAATTCTTCTAGCATATTTAAGGGAATTGAAGCCAGTAATACTTTCCCCTTTAGGGGTTTATCTAGTGTAGACAGTTCTACATGCTCAGGTTTCTTTGGGGTGAGAGATTCTCTAACAGATATTCTTGCTCTCCAACATAGGGTTAAGTACAAGGAAAAGCACTATGAAGCTTCCTCGTTAGTATCAGGATATTATGATTCCAAAGGGCTGGTGGTAAGTAGTTGGCCTGTCTCTTCTACTAAACTTGATCCTCCCACTTTCTCTAGTTGGTATGAGGATTCGTCTAAAAATGTGGTTCTATCTATGGCTAACCAGTTAGAGGAAGCTACCTCTGCTACTACTGATATAAATTACTTCAGAGACTTTAGTTATGGACTCCCCATCCAAAAATTCTTTAGAGAGTGGCTTACTAATTATGGTATGCAAAATCTAAATTTTGAATATGAATATGATTACGGTCCTTTAAAAGGACCAGTTATAGGTCCTGCTTTGGGACAAATAGCAGACAACAATCCTCATATATTTTCCCATACTTACGGTCCTTATTTCTTTAATTCTAACTTCTACTTGACGGCATCGTCTGTGGCAGAGACCGCAGGGAATCGCCTTGTGACATCTTCTTTGGCTCAGGGGCATCCCCTTGTGGATATCAGTTACGGGTTTGGGCAAGGTCCTCTGTCTGTTAATAATATGTTTGGGTTAACTGTAGACGATGGAGGAATAGAAGAAATTCCTATAACTGCATCTGACAGCATGTATGTGCAATTCCCTGAAGTAAGATCTAATACATTATTGAGCGGCGTACAATTTGTGGACACTTCTACTGCTCCTGGAGAGCTAGACCCAGGAGCTATATTAAAACAAGCGATTCCACATAACCCTACTTTTGCTTTAATTAAGGTATCTAAAATTAATAAGAATTTTGTGGAAACTCCTCAGACTCCCTTCTGGGCTAAGAGTAGAACTTTAGAAGATAATTTAGTTATTCAGCATACTAAACCAGCCTTAGAAAGTTTTCCTCGTTTGAGGTATGTATTAGATCCTACACAGCCTAGAAAAGATTTAGAAAATTTCTTAGTTCCCGATTGTAATTATGAGTTCTCCGTTAATGCAGCTAACTTTGCCCGCAGCGGAGGCCAAGTGGGGGGAGATACTTTGGGAGTTTGGATTCATACAGAGCCTGTAGAGTATAGGGCGAGGAAGGCTGATCAAACTTATTCAATAGAAAAATGTGTTTGGTCATTTATAAATAATCAGTGGATAAGAACTCCTCTTACTTCTATCGTAGGGGGTCAAGGAATGAGTATGGTTAGAAGCCTATCTCTTACTTCTAAATTTCCTTCCAAATCTATTGGAGAGTTATTACTCACAACTTCTTCTACCACAGGGGGAGAAGAATACCTACTCAATTCAAATGTGATTACTCCCTTTAATGACATGTCTCCTCGCGTAGCATGTGTAGAATCTACAAGCGGTCCTAATGATTTGAATGTAGTTTCAGACCTCATGTTTGACACGTTAACCTTTAATTTTAATACTTTCAATAAAGGAGTTACGGAACATCCTCGTGGGGGTGGGTTGCTTCATCTGAAAAGTAGGAAATATTATATAGAAATATTTATGTTACAGACGAATGTTGGGGAGGAGAATGACAAAATAACATTATTTGATAGGGTAGAAATGAAAAACTTAACCTTTGAAGATTCAGCTTCTATCACTACCCCCTATGCCCAGTATTATTTAAATAGATACGAACTTAAAACAGTGTTTGATCATTTTAGAGATTTGACCAAAAATGTTACTACTACACGGGTGGCTTCTGCTGCTACAGGACATTTAGGGGTTAGCGGTGGGGGTAGGATGAGTTATCGTCAGAATGTGGGTGGTGCGGCAGGGTATAATGTAGCAGTAAGAAGTAATATAGTGGCTTCATTTAATCAGGTTTCTAGTTTAGTTGTATTAGGGTAGGAGTAAAATGCAAATTGTAGGAGAGGTAGAAGTATTTAGAATACTGCAAGATGGCACCTCAGAAAGTGTTATTAAAGAAAATAACATTGTGGTGGACGGTGCATCTCAAGTGATTGTAGATATGCTTACTACTCCTTATAGTTTAAAAAATGTAGCAAATTCAGCGGCATTAGAGTGCTCAAACTTTATGGTGCAAGCAGTGAGCTTAGGGAAGGCTCAAGAGCTTTACGGGGGCACCGCTGATCTCAGTTCAGCAGACACCAGTAACATAGGAATGCACGCAGTATATAATAATCCTCAGTTTTCTTCCATGTATTTAAGAGGTCTTCATACGGGAGACCCCAGTGGGTTTGGGGAAATAGCCCCTAATGTATGTGCTCCTGTTTCTCCGGTAGCTCTTCCTAAAGATCCTGGTCCGCGAGATATTCGGTTAGAAAATTCTTCTAAAACTCAGATAGAATTTTATTATGAAAATTCATCCACTACTTTATCAAATTATGTAGAAAGTAGTGCAATATTCAGCCCGGTTTCTGGAACTCTTCTTTCTGATTTTGGTCATAATTTAAATGCTTTATACTCTTCATCTACTGGCAGTAGTGTAGCAGCTTTTCATCAGGGATGCTATGCTCCTAGTACAGGAATAAGTATTAGATTATTTGACGGCACCAAGAGTAGAGGCAATCTAGAAACTGTTACTGATACCCCTAATTTAGCATTAAGAGAGCTTAAAGATTCTACCACAGCCTCTGCTGCTGATCTCTCAGGACGATACAACACAGTAGGCTCTATGGATGAGAACGGATTTTTGGTGGCTTATGCAGTTCAGAACCACCCCGCCAGTGGAGATACGACTCAGGGCATGGCTATTTCTGCGGCTGATACAAATCGTCTTGCCATGTTATCATATAATCCCGATGGAACTGTGGATAGCTCAACGGCTTTCCTGGAAAGACCCACTGTATCTTATGATTTTACAATCTCTTCCAGCGACCTAGCGTGTTTAGCGATGTACAAGGGGATTACCAATATAGGTTTGTGGGCACTCGATTTAAAAGAAACTTTAAAATTGGAAGCCCCTCCTTTTAAGTGGGGTTCTGCGGGGTATACTAACAATAGACGCTATAAACTATTTGCTAAGAAGATTTTTAATGAAGATTTAACATACATACAAGATGATAGGCCAAGAGAATTAGAAGGTTTATCTAATTACTCTGATTTAAATATCCAGTGGAGAATGAGTTTCACCTTTGGGGACAGGTGGGGGTCATAGCATGAAGGGTCATATTAAAATAACTAAAGTATATGATGACCATCAAGAAGTGGTAATAGATGAGAGCAATATATTAACTGAGGGTTTTAAAGTTGATGTAGTTTCTGTGCTAATGGGAGAGGCTACCCAACTACCTTCTATATGCCCTGGCTACTTTCAAATAGGTACGGATGTGGTGGGCTATGAATTTTATGCCACCAGCCCTATACAGGGATATAGACACGCTTCTTCTGTATTCTTCCAATTATCTTCTCCTCTTACTACTGTAAATGAGTATGGAGTAGAAACTCCATTAAAATTAAGAAATCTTCATAGATCATTTATAGCTTCGGCTTTAGGGACAGGAGATGGTGCTTATGGAGAAATTGTGTTGTCGGGTCTTGTTCCTGGGTCTCCTTGGAGGGACCCTTTTGAGGCTTCTGCTCTCACTACTTCCGCAACCGAGGATAGAGAATGGTTTATTGCTTTAGAACCCCAGCACCTCACAAAATTCTTTTTAGACTCTCTAAATATAAGGTTAGAGATAGATAAGAAGACAGCCAATGGAATAGCACTGAAGGAGTTTGGACTATTCACGAAGAGTGCATTAAGCTATAAAGAAGACAGACCTCTCTTATGTGCGTATAAAAAATTAAGCAGTGCAATCACTAAGCGCCCTTCCTTTAAACTATTTATTGATTGGAATATAGGGTTCATAGGGAATTCAAATATTTATGATAATATAACTCCTGGTAGAAAATAGTATATAATAAAGAGCTATGAATAATAATGAAGTTTTAAATGCCTCAGGGCACCTTGAGATTATTAAGATCTATCCTGATGGAAAACAAGAAAAAGTTTTCGATGATCAAAATGTTATCACATCAGGTATGGGGGTAGGTCTAGCTATGCTTTTCGCTGGGCAAGGAAGTTCCACTGTGGAAGATTTTCAAATTAGATTTTTCCAGGTAGGTTCTGGGGCTCCTACTACTTATGATTATAAGCAAGCAGCGTTGGGGGGTCCGGTTGGCGCTACCACTGCTGGTGTAGCAGAGACAGCTTCTTACGGAGGAGATGTTTATATTTCACGTCATAAGAGAATGCTATCTAATGGAGGAGCGTCTACAGACTCTGAGAGTTTTGCTTTAATACCTGATTATGTGATAAAGAAATCTTCTCCAACCTCTGTAACTTTTAATTTGTATCTTCCTGTGACATCTTCATGGCCCCAAGATTTAGATGAGATAGGATTATTTATGTCTAATCCTTTAGCCGCACTTATAGCTACTAAAGCTCGCAGAAGCGTGTTAGTAGCTTACAGAACATTCACCGCAATAAGAAAGACGGATGAATTCTCTTTATTATTTAAATGGAAGTTGAGTTTTTAGATATGCCATTTTTACCTGCTGATACATACCTAACAAGAGGAGAAAATGCTCTAGAACAGACAACGTGGACTAGCTCGGTTTACAAGTTCGACGCAAGTACTTTTTATAATTGGGAACAAGATAATCTTCCCCTCTACGACCTAGAAGAGCGCAGCACCCTCAACTGGCAGCTTCATGGTTATCCTACGTCTTCCATTGACGGTATAAACTTAGTTGTATCCAGTACACTTACTCCTGATTCAGAAAGTCCCTATAAAACATTTTCTACGGTAAGTGCAGCCTTAGAAACCCTCCCCAAAACTCTAAGGTTCCCTGTAATCATAGAGGTGTGCGCTAGTGGAGACTTAGGAGAAATAAAGGTAGAGAATTTTGAATTTTATGACCAAGGGGGGCTTGAAATAATTAATAGAGGGATGGCTAAATTACTTGCGCCTTCTGCTACTACTCAGGCACAAGCTAATTTGGGGTATTACACTTCAGCACTGGGGTCTGGGTTCTCGTCTATCAGTTTAGTTAGTTCTACCGATCTAAGCAATACTATGGCAGATAGCAGTGCGTTAGGACTTTCTGCTAATACTTCTGCGGATTTGGACTCCTCTTTATGGGGAAGAACCTTAAGAGGTTTTGTAAGGAATGCTGACCAGTATACCAATACTTTGGATCAAGATGGCTACGGGTCGCCAGGAGTTTTCCCTGCACTTAACATTGCTCCCAACAATATAACCGTTACAGTACAGGTGGATGCCGATGATTCCACTTTCCTGGCTGATCCAAGCCCTAATGTTTTTACCTTTACTGATTACTTAGATCAAACTTCAGCTACCAATGATTATAACGCAATAGCTACCAGCGGAGACCCTGTTCTTGCAGCTACTGGTCCTTATGAAATGAGGAGAACAGATTTAGGAACCTATTTGGACGCAGTAACTACCACTAATATAACTGGGTTTATGTATGCTAATACAGCTAGAAAACTTATTGTGAGGAACTGCAATGGTCCTATTTATATAAGAGGATTTTGTGTTGATGGAGCCCTTATAGATGGTAGCGATTATGCGGTTCCTGCGGATGCTGGTTTTAAGCACGACGTAGACACAGGAATTACCATACAAAACTCAAACATGGTGTTGGAAAATTGTGCGGTAATGCGCTGTAGGAAGGCGGGGGCTGAGATATCAAACTCAAAGGTGGTGTTGAATAGAGGATTTACTGCATATAGAAATTATGATCTTTCTGGTCCAACGAAGAGAGCCCCTAAAACTGTAGGCTATGGATTGGTAGCTAATAATTCCGAAATAACTCTAAGTGCAGCGGCTGGACCTCTAGAGTCTGGATTTCCTACTTTAAGTTCTTTCGAAAAAGGTATGGGATTAAATAGTCCCTACTCTTTTGCTTCTAATGATGTGGGGATCTGCTTAAATAATTCTCAACTAAAAACTCCTCCTGGTGGTAGAGGAAAAGATTACCAGGGAACTATCGTTAATGATAATTTAATACGAAACTACCAACTTTACTTGGATGCTTTTTTGAATGTAAAGACAGGAATTGAAATTAACAATTCTGATTTAGATGTAAATCATACCCTTGCTGCATTTCAAAATGTCAAAGGTATAAAAATATTTAACTCTAGGCTAGATGTCGATGAGTTTATAGTGGACCATAACCAGGGAGTAGGGGTAGAAGCCGATAACTCTCAGATAACCTACTACAACACCCTGCATGGAGGTCCTGGGACCTTTACAGCAGCCACATATTCTAGCCCCACACCCGTTCTTAATTTCCTCTCTAATGGGACCAACCTAAAGCTCACTAATAGCTTCTTTAAAGCTCCTGATTTTGCAAGTTATAAGAATGACGGCATAGAGAATAGATTCCAAATAGAAGGTGCAGGATATACAAAAGAACTGTCTGGAGCCGCTCAGAAATGCACCCCAGGGACCATACTCCAAAACTCAGTGTGTGAATTATTAACTACCCAATCCACTAATGGGATGCCTAACCCCCAAACTGGAGAGGATTACTGCTCTATTTTAGGAACTGCGTATGTGGTTGATAACAATAGTTACCTGAAATTTATGGGAGCCAGTGGGAGCCAGTATCAGACTTATATTCGAGGACCTTCGGGAGTCTACAATAAACGTTTAAACACGGTAAGCGTGTACGCAAATAATAATTCAACTGTCGAGTTTAACGGTCCTACGGTTATGAATAACGCGGGCATAAATGTTGGGGCTAATAATAATTCTACGATCAAGTTTGCCCCACACAATAGAGCGGGAGTATTAGCTCCGTCTGCTTATTGTCTCTCGGATACAACCATGCAAACTCGTGTAATGTTACAATCCTTTAAAACCTGCTTGGGAGCAAATAATAACTCTACTATTGAGATGAAAGATTGTGGGGACTTTAATACCCATTGGCTAAACCCAGATGACGTAGACTTAGATACTTATGTTACAGGTACTCTTGTGCCTAATTCCATATATAATCCAGGAGATCGGGAAAGAAAATCTGTATACTTGTCGGGGGGATATATTCAGTTCTATCCCAATCCTCAAGTCTCACGTTTATCTATGGGTACCACATGGTCCCCTTCGGCACTTTATATAACTCCTACTGCTGGAATAGTTCCTACATTGGGTGCTAGAAATGCTCCTGTAACAACACAGGGTTTAGGGGATAACAGCTACTATAAATATGGCATGGGTGGCTGGTGTGTGAGAGCCGACAAAGGTAGTGAGGTCATAGTTAAAAATGTTCACTTCCCATGTGGATTCCCTAATGCTTCTTCTACTATTCTAGATCTCTCAGCAGGAACTTCTACAACTCTATGTGGTAAAATTTACATGTGGGGTATAGGTGATGATTCTAGGCTTCATGCATCTTATATGTCAGTAAGTGGACATTGGACCAGTTCAGTTCCTTACAATGGTCCTAGCGGCGTCTATGTTTCTGCTCCGTGGAATCCCGCTCACAATTGCGCTGCCCCTTACGCAGGTCCCGCAGAGGCTCTCAGTGCTGCTCCATCTGCTACCCCCGACACGGGTAGGTTGAGTGTGTTGGATTCATTTGGCCTGAGAAAAGCATACCCCTCTGTACAGACTTGTGCGGCTCCTTTGCCTGCCATCTTGGTACCTCAGAACAAGGGACCCTTCAGGATTTATTTCTCTGTGAATCCAGTAGCTAAATTCATAGGATACACTAGAGGAGGTATAACGGACGATGGAGGTGGTGGAGAGGAGTTAGCTAATACCTTCCAGTTAAGTTCCAATCTAAATGCTGGTGTTTCAACGCAAGCTGGAACAAGTCCCTGGACAGGTATTAATGGAACAACGTATTACGCTCCATCTGCTGTGGAGGTAGGAGAACCTTATCAGGTATTAGCGCAAGGCTATAACCCATCGAGAGATTGCAGTGCTATAGCATCAGGTATTCTTGCTGACATGAGTTCTAGCAGCTTAAGTGCTATTTATCCCCAGTTAGCTTTTCAAAATCCCACTTACAATTATGCGTCTGGTACTCAATGGATCTTAGCCGATGCGACTCAGCGCGATTACGCTCTTTCCACTAACTTCTTCTACGGTTCAGCCATGACAGACCCATCTTATGCCAGCCGAGTGTGGTTAGATGATTCTGCCATGAATGCTTTTGCTAACGCTAAGAACTGTGCGCGAGCATCATCCGGTAGAAATAAACTAGTGTCGTACTACCGATCTCATTTTGCTAACTATGGGGCAGGATTCCCTGGGCTTCAAGGTTCTGGGCCAGGGGCTCCAGGGAGTGACCTGGGATCTAATAGTTTTACACAAGGTAAGGGATTAGGATTTAAATCATCTAATATATTTGATCCAGGAGAAGATGTATAATGGCATACGCAGACAGTAATCATTTATTTACACAACCTGTTCGTACTTATAAGGCCAATGATCCTTATTATTACGAGGTGGATAATATTCCTATTAGACAGTTGGAAGAAAATGTTTTATGGGCTAAGGATCAAATTGATAGTATTATTACACCCTCAGGCACAGGGGTTGGAGGTCCTCTGTTTGTTGGAGACGATTTAGATCTTGAAAATATAAAACAATTTAGACCTAAATGGGCAGGTGGCCGAAATATTAAAGTACAGGCAGGTAACTTTACAGGTAGAGTTAATGATGCCTACAATATACGAGATAAATTATCCAATTTAGTAGCTAGCGGTGTTCAGCCGGGGGTTCCTACGGTTGGTCAGCAAGTAGCTGGGTGGGGTAATAATACTGTACTTCCTATTTTAGTAGATAACACTGATGCTACCTTCTTATCTGGAGTATGGTATTCTTACATTACCCAGATAGGATCAGCGCCTCCCCCTATTGCAAAGTTACAACAATCGTATAATGATAATGGTCTGGAGACCATGTTTACTTTCTATATTTCAGGGCGAGATGGAAGACCAGATATAGGAACCGAAGAGAATACATCTTATAGGATTCCTCAATATACTGCTGGAAGTTTTTACACTGATAGAGCCTATACGTGGCCCGTAATGTGGCACGCTGGTATTAAAAACTTTACAGGTCTTCTTGACAGGGGAGATCCATCCAAATTTAATGAAATTCATATGGCAATTAGCCGATTCTGGAGAGGTGTTGCTAGAACATCTGTCGTGGATTTCAGGGAACAAAATATTGAAATCCCAGCATTTGACGCATTAGATTATTACTATGTAGAAGAGATAAATGGAATAGATCAGACTTTTTCTCTTAGTGATACTGCTACTCAACGCCTAGATTTATTGGTAGTTTATACTCATCCCATAGATAGCTCTGCTTCTTATATAGAAGAGTATGATAACGCTACCATTACCCCTCTTCCTACTGACAGTAGATCACCGGCTGTTCCTAAGAAAATAACTGGGGCAACTCTAGGAATTATACGAGGAGCAGGGGTAGGTGTTAGAAAACTTGAGGATGGAACAATTGAATTAGATTCTCATAGGGTTGATCCTGGTAAGCCGAAGATTTTGGCTAACATGAATGATCATCTTCAGGGAACTAATACTGGTATAAAATTAAAAAGTGGAAACATTTTAAAAGGATCATTCCCTTCCCCAGATGATCTACTCAACTTAGCTCCTAATCTTTCTTTAGGATTAGCCAATAATAATCTTCAATTAATAGGGCAAACTGTTCTTCCCATTGCTTATATTATTGTTAATAAAGATCAAACCAATCTTATTCAAGCAGATATAATAGATATTCGTCCGTTCCTTAGAACTGCTGAATTGGCTTATAATGAGCGTGCTGGTATTGCTGCTGCGGAGCCTCCTCTTTCTTTAGCTAACCCTGCTATTGGGGCGGCTCAATTAGAAGGAAAATTAAGTGATCTAGGGCTTCTAGGTCAAGTTGCCCCTGTGGGAGGAGGTGGGCTTGCAAATCTAGGACTTACCCGAACGATTTATAATGATTATATAATGGGGGGTCTGTTGTGGGGTCCTGAAGGTGTTCGCCTGATGTTTAATGAAACACCAGATGGACCCTGGTACCAGAGTATGCCTGAGAGGGCGGGTGCGTCACCGACAATAACTCCGGGGGGCCTAACAGGGTTCGGTGCCTTGTCTCGTACTAACAGATTAGATTATTTGTGGGGGTTATATAGAAGCCAAATACAATTAGAGGGTACTGGTGGAAATTATGGAGGTACGGGAGGTATCACTGCAAACCTTAATTTACAGGCATGGTTGAATGCTCCCAGCACCGGGGTCCCTGGAACTCCAACGCAAGGCGACAGGTATATGAATTGTAGTCCTGACAGGGCTATTCCGTTTGTTCCTGAGTGGCAATATCAGTATGCAACAAATGGGACTGCTCAAGGGCTAACTTATACTCCTTACAACTATCAAACAAATCGAAATGCCGAGAGGTGGGTATGGCACCTTAAGACAGGAAAAAGATATATTTCTCCTGGCTATTATGGAGGAATGACCCAATGCGGAGGCACCCAAGGTCATCAAGGCACTTGGTCGGGATTATCTGAAGGTACTTTCCCTGGGGCTGGTGGGGGGCCAGGACCCAACAGTTCCACTGGAAGAAGTGACATGCGATGCTTAGTAAAACAATTTTATGTTAAACTTCCTCCTGACGCTGAAGATTACGACGTAGATCTAAACTACGAGGGCTCTATTCCTGATTTATATTTAGAGGAAAGCTACTGGAATCAACTAGGCCCCCAAGGAACTCCTATAGGTTCAAGTCCTCCTCGTCCTACTTTTACTCAGGGAGATGGGGCACAATTAAGTGTATCTAAAAGTCCTATAATGATTAGTCCTCAAGTAGGGAGAATAGCATGGTTCACCGTCATTGCTAAATATCCTATGCATTCATGGGGTGCGGATCAGGATGCACAAGAATTTATGCCTTATACAGTTTATGATTACCTCCGTTGGCAACCTGGGTATAGGGACTGCGGCACTGGGGCGGGGAAGCCATATGCCTACGGGTCTGTGAACCCTGACGGCATAGGCGCTGTGCCTAATATAATATCAGGTAAATGTCACTATCCTACTGTGAGGATTAAGATTCAAATTTATACTCAAATAAATAAGCAGATAGCTACCATAGTTGCAGGAGCCGATGATAATTATTGGGGTGGAAGAAAATTTGGGGGGCTTAGCCCATCGGTGGCGGAAGGCAGTAACCAGCCACCCTTTAGTGCTATTGCGAACAACGCGAGCCAGGGGCAGGATGCAGATCAAGGGCAGTGGGATCTAGATTTGAGATCTGGTTGATATGCAATTAAATGGCACACATAAATTGTATTCCTTGTGAAATAATTCTTGAGTCTAGTTGCTTTAGTAGTAGAAATTATGTAGACACTTGTGTTTCCCCTCCAGGCGCAAGTGTTCCCCCTCCTTTTCTTACCCCTTTCTTTTCAGAGGGGTATGTGGCGGATGATAATTTTAATATCCATACTATAGAAGAGGTAAAACCAGGACCTCATATAGCTACATACAATTCTACCACTTCGGCATGGGAAAATTCTATAAGTGTATGCTCGTGGGACCCCCAGAGTACTTTATTTTATTATGATTCCAGTGACACCTCTTCTTATAGAAATAATTATAATACTGCGGTGGCGTATACTGGAGGTAACGACCACTTCTCTTCTGAAATAAACAAGGTAATTAAAGATCTATTAGATAGATCTTCTTATTTTGCGTCCGCGTTACCATATACTTCTGAACTTTATTATATCTTTAAAACAAATCGAAGTTTTGTGGGAGCTTCCTTATCTGAAGAAGCACGAAATATTTTAGATCATGCTATATCTCCTTCCACATATTATTTTAAATCTAAATATCTTCGACAATTACTTAAATCAATTTTATATGGTAAGTTTAATAAATGCTTTCCCTCGTCTCGCTTGACCGACATTCAAACTACGGATATACTATATGAAAATAAATTTATCCCCTCTATTTCGGGGGCTCCGGTTACGGCATCTTCTATCAATACCTCTTCAGCTACAGTCTCTTCAGCAAATTTAGATAGTGTAAAAAAGTATGTGAGGGATAATAGAATTTCTTTGAGTGTGGGAGGAGGAACTTTAAGACAGGAGACCTTAAGAAAATATTGGAAATTTATTCCCTCTGATATTTACCAGAGGGTAAAAATGTATAAGCAAGGGGTGGCTGCTTCTGCCTCTAATTTTTCTGTCCCTGTTAATGATGATTATAAAATTTCTATATATCCTCTTAATTATACGGAAGATACTGACACCATAAAGAGAGCAGGACCTTTCAATGCAGAAAATCTTAAAGTTTTTACACTAGGTACACCTAGTTTCCAGAAAAGATGTGGCAATGATATCTCTGGGTGTAATATTTATTCAGACAGCAGCAGAGGAAGGGCTTACTGCTTTAACCCTCAGGATAGAACTATTCTCTTTGGTTTATTAGGGGCTTTGTCAGGATACTCTCTCTATAAAACAGACATAGATTCCTATGTAAAGCTTTCTGTAAGTGCTCCTTTTGCTTCTGAGTTTGAGTTCGCGCAGGGGTCTGTTTCTTCTATGGGGGGAGGAACTGCTTCTTCGGTAAGCTCCTGGCCTGGAGGAGGGTTTTATTTTCTTACCCCTTCTTTGTCTGGTACCGATACCTTGGGCTCCACTCAGCTTTCAGCCTATCAACCCTCCGCTATATTTGGAGCTACCAGTGGGGACGTAACTACTTCTACCTTGATTCAAACTACGTTGAAGTATACTGTTCACCAGCTTAGTAGCTGGAATGATGGGAGTGCCATCATAGATAAAAATACGAGGTTTGTGGCGGGTCCTGGTAAGGTATTTTTTGTAGACCATAATGATCCTATAGTATGTTATCTAAACACTATAGGATCAGCTAAGAATAGTCCAGGGCAGGTGTCTGCCACGACCCTAGATTTAAATTTAAATAATATTTTGGGCGAGAATGATATATACCCTAGGCAAATTCCACAATATATAGTGGTGGTACCCGGCGACAGATCTATATATAATCCCTTCTGTTCTACATCCAAAATAACTAAAATGATAGATCCAGATGAGCCAGGATCTATTTATCCTAATGGGTACATAGAAAGAACTTTGAGGATGGTGCCTGCTCCTATTTTCAATGTGTTGAATAGTAACCCTTTGGAAATGAAAACGCTCTCTAACGTTTCTTATTTCACAGATGGATCGCCTTCTATAGCAGATCAATTTCCTAACGGTGTGCAAGGAAACGAGAATCCTGTATTGAGAATGGTATGGAGGGCACGAGATAACTATTCCTCTCTTAGCCATGCTTCTATTCAGGAAATATTTCCTACTTTCAGTGGTATATGGGGGGCTTCACAAGAGATAGGGCCAGTGAGAAAAGTTTTTGATGGGTTACAAGACACTAACCCAGAAGCTCACCCTGGGTATGATTCCCGTACTGACATAGTGTCAGGAGTATTAATTGGTCCTACTATCAAAGATAACTATTATTATCCCGTTACTAGTACTCATTCTTTACCTAAGTTTGATATATGGAGAAGGTTAAATATATTTGAATTCAATGAATTTATTAGTTCTTTTAAGAATGATATTTTCAATAATGCTACGTCGGGTTTGGTGAATAACAGGTATAGAAATATGGAGATATTTAATTCTGTGAATTCTTTTCCTGAGAAAACTTATCTACATACTTATAACCCAGGACAAACTTTATGGTCCACCAGTGAGACCTATGGTGGAGGTAGCTATAATAGTGTAATGAACCTTAGAAATGCGTCGGGATCTCTTGTAGAGGTAACAGGTGTTATCATGGATGAGACAGATCCTATAACGTATTTAACGAGTACAATATGAGTGAATTAATAGCGGTAGAAGGTGATGAAGTTTATGGTGAATCTGGAGGAGAACTACATGCAGATGTTCAATCTAAGGTATACGTTGAAGGGAAGCTGGTTGTGGTGGATGGGGACATAGCTAATCCAGTTAATGACGAGGATGACCCTGAAGCTGACCCCAGAAGTTTTTCCTCTAGAGTATTCATAGGGGGAAATGGGGTTCATAGGGAGGACGACACCCGACAGAATGAGTACATTACCAGAGTGGTAGGAAACAGTAAAGTTTTTGCAGGATAAATAAAAATTTATCCTATGTGTTATGAATAGAGTAAATAAGTTAGGAATTCTTTTTTAAGGAGAACAAAATGAGCAACACTGATAAGTTTGTAAATGAAGCTTTTGTTGATGAGCTTCTTAAGAGTGGTGTCTGGGATATCGCTCGTGTAGATCGTGGTACTCGTGCTGACGAGGAGCTTGATGAAGCTCTCGTCTCTGAGCGAGGTGGCAAGAAGGGTGATGAAGGCGCAGGTAAGGATAAGGGTGACAAGCCTGATTTTACCACTGACGCTCGTAAGGGCGATAAAGGTAAGGGCGAAGACGAGGACGATAAGCCCGACTTCACTACTGATGCCCGTAAGGGTGACAAGTCCAAGACCAAGAAGGGTAAGAAGGACTACGAAGATGACGATGACGACAATGGGAATGGCAAGAATGAGTCCGTTTCGGCTCGTGAGTTGGCTCAAGAGCTAATAAATAGTCTTTCTGAAGATGTCATCCTTGAATTTATTGATCTTCTTTACGAGACAATCTTGACCGAAGAGGCTGAGACTGAAGAAGAGGGAGACGACAGGGAAGACTCTGAGTAAAAAAAAGGAGTTTCCATGTCTGACCAAAATTCTCACGATATTTCTCACGTCCAAGTACCGGACTCGTTTATTCAAGAAGTCCTCAATGAAACCCAGCCGCTTAAAGAGGCTAGGGAAGAGGTACACTCCTCGCAAGCGCCGCAACAAGCGGTCAGGGAGGAATCCAGTGCCGAAGAGGGGGGTATAGTTAAACTATTAACCCTCATGTTTGAGGAGTTCGACAAATTAAACTCTCGTCTGGACTCTCTTCAGGAGAGCCTTACTGAGATGACAGCAGCCGGGGGTCTTGGAGTTGGTCCTGGGGGAGGAGGTTGCCCCACTGAGAAGACATCTCGCAAAAGGCGGAGTAGTAAAGCAGCCCCAAAGAAAGTGCGTACAGAATCTACTGACGCTCTTACAGCTTTGTTAGCCAAACGTTTAGGCAGGTGAGATGCTTATTGATGTTCTCCAAGAAATTAATGAAGGTCGCGCTGAAAAGGGCAGAGGTTCCAAGGCAGGAAGAGAAAAATTTGCTTCCAAAAAGGGAACCAAAGGAAGTGCCGTCAAGGCTCGTAAGTCTCGTGTAAAAGTTTATGATTCTATTAAAGCTGCTTTAGATAGTGCTGCTCCCTACGGTACTATATTTTCAACCAAAGCAGCCGATAGACTGTATGTTATTTCAAAGCCCACATGGGGAGAGAAGAGCAGGGCAGGAGGTAACACCCGCATAGCAAAAGGTTTTACGCCAGGAGCAGCTACCCCCTCAGCCTCTTGGCCCAGCATTAAATCTCATGCGGTGCGTACTGGTCTTAAGCACGGAGGAAGTAAGTCTAAAAGGCTCACCGCTAAATATGGTCCAGGGAAATCTCGACCCGAAGAGAAACGCTACGCTGGAAAGAAGTCTGCGAAGAAGGAGGATGTAAAGGAAGCGATGTGCCCCGCTAAGGGTAAGCTGGCAGAGTTGCTCCCCCTCCTTAATCTAATTAAAAGGGTCTTGATGAAAGAAGCGGTAAGTACTGCATTGGTTCCTCTTCCTAAGGCAAACCAGAGTCGGCGGGCGCAACAAGCTCGTCAGAATGCGTTTACGCCTAAGATCAGCAGGGGTGCAGCGGTGGGACCACCTAGGAAACCAGAGAAGATACTTAATATAGCTCCAGAAGATATCTCAGTTAGTATTCCTGGAAAAGGGGGCACGGGTGGTACGGGGGGATCAACTGGACCAGAAGGACCTGAAGGTACTAAAGGTAAAGATCCGGGGCGGGAAGACCCAAGAGAACCAGCGTGGCGTAAGAGAGAGTATTGGAAAGCACAGGGTAGGCGTCCTGTGGGAGCAGCGCAAGCTATTCTCAGGCGAGGACCCAAACATACTACAGTATAGGAACTAATTAAATGGCTAAAAAAATTAATCCGTGGGCGGTATGTCATTCTCAATTAGGGAAAAAGAAAACAGATAAGTTTGAGAGATGTGTTATGAAAATAAAAACTAAGCATGGAATAAAAGATTGGACTGAGTTGAGGGAAAAACTTGTTCGTCTAAAAGAGCACGAGGTTAGAAAAGTTTCTTTAAGAGAGAAACTTGCTTATCTTTTTGAACACCCTCAAGCGGGTGCCGCTAAGCTAGCTCGACAGAAGAAAGGTA